TGACACGCTGGCATAAACGAGATCTGACAGGGCAAATCATTAAATCATCAGCCCAGAGAACAGGATCGGACGAGTGGGAAGTCATTGAATTTCCAGCACTTATGCCGTCAGGCAAGCCGTTATGGCCTGAGTTCTGGCCTCAAGACGAATTAGACGCATTAAAAAATGAACTCCCAGCTCCCAAATGGAACGCCCAGTATCAGCAGAACCCCACCTCAGAAGAAGGTGCTCTGGTCAAAAGGGAGTGGTGGCGTGAGTGGGAAGACGATGATCCTCCATACTGTGAGTTTATTATCCAATCTTGGGATACGGCGTTTTTAAAAACACAACGATCAGACTACTCTGCTTGTACGACATGGGGCGTATTTTATATGCCCGATGATAACGGTATGCAGCAGGCTAATCTGATTCTAATGGATTCACATAAAGAGCGTCTGGAGTTTCCAGAGCTTAAAAAGAAAGCCTACGAGATGTGGGCAGACTGGCAGCCTGATGCATTTGTAGTGGAAGCCAAAGCTGCTGGCGTACCACTTATATTTGAATTAAGGCAGATGGGCATACCTGTTGCAGAGTATACGCCATCTAGAGGTAACGATAAGATAGCGCGAGTAAACGCTGTGGCAGATCTTTTTGCGTCAGGCATGGTTTGGGCACCAAAAAGAAGATTTGCAGAAGAAGTTATAGAGGAGTTTGCTGCTTTTCCGGCTGGAGAGCATGATGACCTTGTAGACTCCTCTACTCAGGCTCTGTTGAGATTTCGACAGGGTGGTTTTATTAAACTAAATAGTGATGAAGAAGAAGAGCCTTTCTTTCCGAGAAAAGCTAATTACTACTAATGGCATATTTACAAAGCAACATCCCGTATTTTAAATGCTGGGTAAGAAAAGAATACACACATAACCACACCAAATATCATGGTGAGTTTTTGCATGCGATGGCAATAGCTGTCACAACCATGCCTACAAGATGCTTGAGTTTTCAAGTTATCTTTACTGGCGCGGAAACTTATGATGAGGAAAATGAACCCAATGTTCATGGCGGTGCTATGTGGGCTAGGATGCCCATTTCAGCGTTGGTTGCAGACACTCCAGTAGAAGAGTGGCCTGATCCGATGCCGGTATGGGCAGCGCAACCTTGGGACTGCAGCTCAAGAGACCATGCTGTATATGTTTTGGATCGCGCAACACCTTGTCCTTGGTTGGCTAAAATAGATGGTGAGTTCTATCCGGCGAAATATTATTTTACGGTGGACTATACCGACAATGAAATAGCGGATGATCCTGCTCAACACAAGCAGTCTCATGTGCTGGAACTGCTGGATGCCGGTCAATGGACAGGCAATATAGTGGCTCTCCCAAACAACAGGGTGAGGGTCACTCACCCAGCGTGGTTTGAAACTGGTGAAGGTGCTCCTGACTTTAGGCCGTCACAGCATATTCATTACAGCAAATCTGATCTGGATTACACGTTAGATGTAAACCAGGTGTTTGATAACTTATACGCAGGAGATTCCGATGAGGAAGAAAACTAAGGGATACGCCAAAGGCAAAAAAACCAAAATGGGGATGGCCGGAGGTCGTAAAACTAAGATGGGAATGGCTGGTGGCCGTAAGACCAAAATGGGAATGGCTGGTGGTCGCAAAACTAAAATGGGCATGGCTGGCGGAAAAAAGACCAAGATGGGTATGGCTGGCGGTAGAAAAACAAAGATGGGCATGGCGGGAGGCAAAAAGACAAAGCTTCCAATGGTTGAGAAGGATGGAGAGATGGTTCCGTTTTTTCTTGCTGATAACGATGGAAAGATGGCTGCCGGTAGAAAAGTCCCTAATACGAAAGGATATTTCAAAGGCGGGAGAACTATGAAAAGTAAAATGTCCACTAAAGGTGGAAAGCGCGGCGGTAGAGGCTAAATGGCTATTGATAAGATTCTTGGTGCTACCCCTTTATCGAGGGATATAGACGAGAATGAAATACAAGTTCAAATAGAAAATCCTGAGTCGGTTTCTATAGAAACTGAAGATGGCGGGGTGATACTGGATTTTGATCCAGATGCGTCCTTGCTGCAGGAAATGGGGATGCTGCCCCATGATGCAAACCTTGCAGAGCTTGTGGATGATTCGGATCTGAATGAAATAGCATCAGAGCTTATCGGGTTATTTAGATCAGACAAGGAAAGCAGAGCTGATTGGGAAAGAAGCTATGTTGACGGTCTTGATTTGCTTGGTTTGAAACATGAAGACAGATCAGAGCCTTGGGATGGGGCTTGTGGAGTATTTCATCCCCTGCTGTCGGAATCTGTAATTAAATTTCAGTCTCAGGCAATACAAGAGCTTTTCCCCGCTAGTGGGCCTGTTAAAACATCTATCGTTGGCAAGATGACGGATGAAAAGGAAAAGCAAGCCCACAGAGTACAAGACTATCTTAATTATCTCCTGACAGAGCAAATGACCGAATACAGGTCGGAAACAGAGAAAATGCTATTCTCGTTACCGCTTGCTGGGAGCGCCTTTAGGAAGGTTTACTACGACCCTAATATGGGAAGACCCTGCAGTATGTTTGTCCCGTCAGAAGACTTTATAGTGAGCTATGGAGCATCTGATTTAACGACTTGCGAAAGAACCACTCACATTATGAAGAAGGCGGTAAATGATATTCGCAAACTTCAAGTGTCCGGCTTTTACAGAGATATAGATTTAGGTTCTGCATCTCCCGATTTAGATCGGGTTGAAGAAAAATATAACACCCTTACAGGCGATAATACGAGCTACGAGTACGATTCTAGGCACACAATCCTAGAGATGCACGTTAACTTAGACCTTGTGGGCTTTGAGGATACTGAAAAAGGCGAGCCTACAGGCATACAGCTACCGTATGTGGTATCTATTGATCAAGGATCTAGGCAGATTTTATCGATCAGACGCAATTGGTACGAGAACGATCCCAAGAAAATCAAGAGAGAGCACTTCGTTCACTATCAGTACATACCAGGATTAGGGTTTTACGGCTTTGGTTTAATCCATATGATAGGCGGATTGGCTAAATCAGCCACTTCTTTGCTTAGACAGCTAGTCGATGCAGGCACATTATCTAATTTACCTGGTGGTTTAAAGGCTAGAGGGCTGAGAATCAAAGGTGATGACACCCCGATTATGCCTGGAGAGTTCCGAGATGTGGATGTTCCCGGCGGAGCGATAAAAGATAACATAAGTTTTCTCCCATATAAGGAGCCAAGCAACGTCTTGTATCAGTTGCTGGGCGATATAGTTGAGGAAGGACGGCGTTTTGCCTCTGCCGCTGATGTAAAAGCGGCTGATATGAACGCAGAAGCGCCTGTTGGCACTACTTTAGCCATTCTTGAGCGGTCTATGAAGGTTATGAGTGCCATACAGGCCCGTCTACACGCCTCCATGAGGGCGGAATTAAGACTTTTGAGCCAGTGTGTGAGGGATTTTGGGCCAGAAAAGTACCCATACATGGAAAGTGATGACCCAATTGCTGCAAAAGACTTCGATGACAGGGTAGATATCATTCCAGTAAGTGATCCTAACGCAGGAACAATGGCCCAGCGCATCATGCAGTACCAAGCGGCGCTGCAATTGTCGGCTCAAGCGCCGGAAATGTACGATATTCCGTTGTTACATCGCCAGATGTTGGATGTTTTGGGAATTCAAGATGCAGATCAGATAGTTCCTACCGAAAACGATATGAAACCGACTGATCCAGTCAGTGAAAACATGGATATTATGACTGGAAAGCCTGTGAAAGCGTTTATTTACCAAGATCACGAGGCTCACATCCAAACACACTTGGCATTAACCAAAGATCCAAAGGTTTTGGAGATTATGGGCAAGAGTCCAAATGCACAAAAGGCAATTGCGGCGATGGCAGCCCACATACAGGAGCATTTAGCGTTCCAGTATCGTCTAGAGATAGAAAAAGAGCTTGGTGTAGAGCTTCCAGAGCCTAATGAAGACCTTCCAGAGGATATAGAGTACAGAATATCAAGACTTGTAGCGCCTGCGGCAGCTCAGTTGTCAGGAAAGTCAGCGAGAGAGCAGCAAATGAAGCAGGCTCAGGAGCAATTGAAAGATCCTGTAATTCAAATGCAAATGAAAGAGCTTCAGTTAGAAGAGCAGGAGATACAAAGAAAGGCTCAAGCGGAAATGGCCCGAATACAGCTAGAATTAGAGAAGCTTAGGGCAAAAACTGCTATGGATAATAAGAAACTTGAGCAGGATGCCAAGCTGGAAACCGCGAAACTAGGCGTTAAGATAGCTGAAACCAACACGAAAGAAGAATTAGAGTCAGCTAGGATAGCGTCTCAAGAGCAAATAGCTGGCGCAAAGATTGGCATTGATATAGCCAAAGAGACTATGGGAGATCTCAAATAAAAGAACTAGACATCTTTGACTATTTGCGATCAAATATTCAAGAGCAAATCGATAACGTAAGTAACCATTTACAAAACGGTGCTTGCAAAGATTATGCTGAGTACACAAAGTATTGTGGAATCATACAGGGTTTGCGAGAAGCGGAGCGGGAGATCATGGAATCCAAAGCTCGCTACGAGCAGGCTCAGTAACGACTCTAGGCGTTTTCCTAGTGCAGCGACTTTGGGCGCTAACCCAATGCAAGGAGAAGATATGAGCGAAGCAGCTCAGCTAGAAACAGAATCTCAAGATTCTGCAGAACCAAGGGTAGCTACCAAGCTACCTAAACCAACAGGCTATAAAATCCTTATAGCACTGCCAAAGCCGGAAGAAACAACTGAAGGCGGTATATTAAAAGCAACTCAGACTCTTCAAGACGAAGAAATAGGATCTATCATTGGAATGGTGTTAGAGATTGGCCCTGATTGTTATCAGGATAAAGCCAGGTTTCCTAACGGCCCCTACTGCAAAGAAGGGGATTTTGTAATGATGAGATCATACTCCGGCACGAGATTTAAGCTCGAAGGCGAGGAGTTTCGTCTGATTAACGACGATAGCGTTGAAGCTGTTGTTGAAGATCCAAGGGGGATTGTAAAAGCATGAGCGAAGTAACAGCCACCACAGAAGAGCAACCAACGTCGGAGGATAAATTCTTTGGCGTTAAAACAACTTTTGAAAAAAAACAAAAGCCAAAACAAGAAGCTGAATCAAACATAGAGTTTGAGATAGTGGATGATCGCCCCCCAGAGGATAGAAAACCGCCAAGAACTACGCCACCTGATGAGTTAGGTGATGATGAGCTTGGAGAATATTCTGAGAAAGTTCAGAAGAGACTAAAGAGTCTGAGGTTTGACTATCACGAGGAGAGGCGCAGAAAAGAAGATGCGGAGCGTATGCGCGACGAAGCAGTCAAGTATGCTCAGAGTCTTAACTCGCAAGTGCAGGAAAAGGATGCTTTGTTGTCTCGTGGAGAGGCAGCTCTTGTAGAGCAGATAAAACAAAGTAGAACCGCTGAGCTTGCGGCGCAGAAGGAAGCTTATAAGAAAGCTTACGATGAAGGCGACACTGATGCTATCGCTGAATCACAGAGCAAAATGGTTAAGGCGCAAACGGATTTAAATGATATTGAAAGGTATCAGGGTAATCTGCAAAAGGCACAACCGCAATTAACTGCTCAGCAGCAATATCAGCAGCAAATCGCAGCTCAACAGGCTGCTCAACAGGCAGCGCAGCAACAGGCTGCACAACAACAGGTTCAGCTTACTCCAGAAGCTAAGGAGTGGGCTGACAATAACCCTTGGTTTATGGACACTAGTAAAAAGGCAATGACAGCTACGGCTTACGGATTGCATGAAGAGGCAATAGCAGATCATGGGTATCAGGTAAACTCACAAGAATATTTTAACTATGTGGATAAGGGTATGCGTAAAAGCTACCCTGATTACGATTGGCCGGATAAAAGCGACACAGATGGCGGTGACGCAACCGTGACGACCAATCAACCTTCGACGGTGGTAGCGCCTTCCACAAGAAACAATGGTGCTAAACCTCGCCAAGTACGGCTAACCGCCACTCAAGTAGCTCTCGCTAAGCGGCTTGGGTTAACAAATGAACAGTATGCCTTACACGCTGAACTAATTAAGTAGGAGTAGATTATGGCAGAAGAGCGCACTCTTAGAGAAAACGAAACGCGAGATGTAGAACAATATCGCAGCCCAGATGAATGGATTCCTCAATCTGTTTTGCCTCAACCAAACCATAGGCCTGGTTGGGTTCATAGATGGATTAGGACGGATATTCTTGGTCAATCAGATAATACAAATGTATCCAGATCTTTTAGAGAAGGATGGGAGCCTGTAAAAGCAGATGACTATCCAGAGTTACACGTTATGTCTGATGTGAACACAAGATTTGTAGGCAACGTGCATTTTGGTGGATTGCTTCTTTGTAAAGCGCCAGAAGGCAAGATGAAGTCTCGTGACGAACATTTTGCTCGTGTTGCATCCCAGCAGATGGAGTCAGTCGATAATAACTACTTGCGTGAAAACGACCCTCGTATGCCTATGCTTAAACCAGAGCACAATACGAGGACAACCTTTGGTAAAGGCTGACCCTATGCAAGGGGTTCGCCTTATTTGGTAAGGAGGCCGTATGGCTACTACTGCAACCCCTATGGGTGCTGAACCTACCGATACTCTTAGTGCAAGTGGCTCTTTTACAGGTAAAGTCCGACACATTAAGATTGCTAGTGGGTATGGCACAGGTATTTTTTACGGTGACTTTGTTAAGATTGTTAGCACTGGCACGGTAGAAAAAGACACAGGTACTTCAACTCTTACACCAGTAGGTGTATTTGTTGGGTGCTCTTACACTGATCCAGGTACTAATCAGTTAACTTTTAACCAGCAATTTCCAGCAAGCACTGCTGCAAGTGACATCATGGCGTATGTTGTTGATGATCCTAATCTTGTTATGCGTATGCAATCTTCTGGAGTTTTGTCTCAGACAGAGCTGGGTAACAACATAGCTGTTGTACAAACAGGTGGATCTACTTCAATCGGACGTAGCAAGAACTCTCTTGGAGACACTGGCGCTACGACTAACACGCTTCCAATGCGAATCATTGAGTTCGTTGAGGGGCCAAGCAGCACAGTTGGTGATGCGTTTACTGACGCTCTCGTTTTCTTTAACGTGGGCCACCAGTACACAAACACCACTGGCGTATAAGGGGGATTAAGAAATGGCAATTTCTAGAGCGCAAATGCTTAAAGAACTCCTGCCGGGGCTTAATGCTCTTTTTGGTTTGGAGTATGAAAAATACGAAGATGAGCATGCTCTCATTTATGAGACAGAAAGCTCAGACAGAAGCTTTGAGGAAGAGGTCAAGCTCTCAGGTTTTGGGGCAGCCCCTGTGAAAAACGAGGGATCTGCTATAGCTTATGATTCCGCGCAGGAGAGCTTCACAGCCAGGTATAATCACGAGACCATTGCGATGGGATTTGCGATTACTGAAGAGGCGATGGAAGATAATTTGTATGACTCATTGTCAGCACGTTATACCAAGGCTCTTGCTAGGGCTATGGCTTACACAAAGCAAGTTAAGGCGGCTAATCTGTTAAACAACGGATTCACCACATTCCAATCAGGAGATGGCGTTACCTTGTTTAATGCATCACATCCATTGGTAAATGGTGGCACGAATGCTAATAGACCTTCTACGGCTGCAGACTTAAACGAAACTTCTTTGGAAAATGCAATAATTGATATTGCTGCATTTACCGATGAAAGAGGTTTGTTAATAGCTGCTAGACCTACAAGGCTAATAGTACCTCCTGCTTTGATGTTTACAGCGGATAGGCTGTTGGAGACTACTTTAAGAACTGCTACTGCAGATAACGATCTTAATGCGATAAGAAACATGGGATCTATTCCAGAGGGATACTCTGTGAATCACTATCTGACAGATAGCAATGCTTTCTTCCTGATCACTGATGTTCCTAACGGTATGAAGCACTTCAACCGTACACCTTTGGAAACATCTATGGATGGAGACTTTGATACTGGTAATGTGAGATATAAATCCAGGGAGCGTTACTCTTTTGGGGTAAGTGACCCACTTGGTATTTACGGATCGCCAGGATCTAGCTAAACTGAATGGGGGCGAAAGCCCCCTTTCTTTTCCTGACTGTGTTTCACATGGAACATAGACACTAGCCAAGACAGGAGACACATATGGCTAAAACGACTTTCAATGGCCCAGTCCGTTCAGAGAATGGGTTTCAAACGATTTCCAAAAACGCTACAACTGGGGCTGTTACTGTTACCTCTGGTGACAAAATGGCAACCGAAGCGACTGCAAGTGCTGGTATTGAAGGCACTGCGGCTGTTTATGTTACTCAGGTAAATCGTCTGAAGAGTGATGTAGATACAAACGTAAACATCGTTAAAACAACAATTATGATTGATTTAACGGGTCTAAAGGATGGTGATACTGCTGGAGATATTATCGGCAAAGACGGATCAGGTGTTGCATTTATTGGTAAGGTTACGACAGCTAATCAAGGCACAGTATTCGGAGTGACGATGACTTGCGTAGAGACTCCCGCTGGCGGAAGCACAGACATTGATTTGTTTTCTGCTACAGAGGGAACAGGTGTTAATGATACTGCCATTGGTGATCTAACTGAAACGCAAATAATCAATGCTGGGGCGGCTTCTGCTGGAACAGTTGTTGCTGGTGGCGATATAGCCGCTGATCAGTTTTTGTATCTCGTAAGCCAAGGCACTGGCGATGCTACTTATACTGCTGGACGTTTCTTGATTGAGATTACAGGGTTTGACGCAGCATCCTAAAGGAGTGAATCATGGCTGATGCAGTAACGACACAAACCATACAGGATGGCGCGAGTACAGCCGTCTTTAGGTTTACAAACATAAGTGACGGCACAGGCGAATCTGCTGTTGCGAAGATTGATGTTTCTGCTTTGTCAAAAGACCCTATGACTGGTGCATCGTGTACTGCAGTGACTATTCAAAAGATTTACTACTCAACTATAGGTATGAGTGTAAGGATTTTGTTTGATGCATCTACAGATGTTATGGCGTGGCAGCTAAACGCTGATTGGTCAGATACTTTAGATTTCTCTGATTTCACAGGTATACCTGACTCTAAGCCAAGCGGAACCACTGGTGATGTTTTATTCACCACCGTGGGCCACTCTAACGGAGATGTATACAACATAATTATGCAAGTTAGGAAGGTGTATTAATGGCAAAGCTCGAAATATTTGTTAGTGGAGTATTCGGCAAAACTGGAGAGGATGCTTACCAGATCGGCAGCAAAAACGAAGATGGTGAGTATGTCGCTGTTTCTGGAGATATTTATGTTAAGGCAGATGCTGAAGCTGCGTTAAAGGATATTGCTCCAGAAGAAAAGAAAGCTCCGGCAAAAAAATCTGCGCCAAAAAAAGCGTCTACTAAATCTAAGTAATGGCAATAGGTCGCCCTCAGAATAAAAAGCAAATACAGAGTTCTCCGGCCAAAAAGAAACAAAAAAAAGTTTCTAAGGTTATGAGAGAGTTTAAGTCTGGAAAGCTTAAATCTGGGGGTTCCGGCAAAAAGGTAAAAAGCAGAAAGCAAGCTATTGCTATAGCTTTGTCTGAAGCTGGCGTGTCAAAAAAGAAAAGGAAAAAGTAAATGGCTACTAGCGGAACTTTTGCTTTTAACTTAGATATTGGTGAGGCAATAGAAGATGCCTTTGAGAATATTGGATTAGAGCTTAGGACTGGGTACGACTATAAGACTGCTAGGAGAAGCATTGATCTTTTAATGCTCGAATGGCAGAACCGTGGTTTAAACCTTTGGACGGTAAAGTTTGCAACTCAAGCTCTGACTGCAGGCACTAATACATATTCTTTGGATGCAAAAATATTTGACATAGTCGAGGCGTTTTTAAGAACAGACTCTGGCGATACTGACAAGCAGTTTGATCAAAGCATGACTAGGATTTCTGTTAGTCAATACTCTCATTTGTCAAACAAGCTGACTCAGTCCAAGCCTCTTGAGTACTATGTTGAAAGAACGCCAGATGGCATCACAATTAATCTATGGCCGACTCCTGATGATCAGGAAACATATACCTTCGCGTATTATTACATGGAGAGGATCGAAGACTCAGGCAAGCCTGCAAGCAACAACATGGATATACCGGCTAGGTATTTGCCGTGTCTTATAGCTGGGCTGGCTTATAGACTGGCAATAAAGTATCCAACAGCAACAGATAGGATACCCATTTTAAAAGCTGAGTATGAGTCTCAATGGGAGTTGGCTGCAAGCTCTAGTAGAGAAAAAGCATCTTTATTTATAGCCCCTGGAGGGTATAGGTTTTGAGTTTTGCAAGCGGTAAATATGCTTATGGATATTGTGATCTAACGGGATTTAGGTATCCGCTCAAAGATTTGAGACCTCAGATAGTTAACGGAAGACCAACTGGTTTGTTATTTGGAAAAGATGTTTGGAGTCCAGATCAGCCGCAGCTTCATTTAGGAAGAGTAAAAGTAGACGATCCTCAAGCGTTAAGAGACCCGAGACCTGATCAGTCCTTAGAAGAAAGCAGGGCTTTGTCTGGATTTGATCCAGTTGGTAATGATGCGGTTTTTATGACGGGTCAAGTTGGTATAGCAAGGGTAACAATAAGCTAATGGCATTTACATTTACAACTCTGAAGACAGCTATACAGGATTACACGCAGAATTCTGAAACGACATTTGTTAACAATTTGCCGGTTATTATTAAACAGGCAGAGGATAGGATCTTAAAATCGATCCAACTTCCTGACTTTAGGAAAAATGTTACAGGCACTTTGACAGACGGCAATGAGTACTTGGCAACACCAACAGATTTCTTGGCTCCTTACTCTCTAGCTGTGGATAACAGCGGCTATGAATATTTAGTGTTTAAAGACGTAAATTTTATTAAAGAGGCATATCCTGTTTCTACGACTAAAGGAATACCGAAGTATTACGCAATATTTGATTCTAATACTTTTATAGTGGGGCCAACGCCAAACGCAAATTTATCAGCTGAGCTTCATTATTTTTATAAACCCCAATCAATTACAGAATCAGCAGATGGAACAAGTTGGTTGGGTACTAACGCAGAAAGCAGTTTGTTGTATGGCAGCCTTTATGAAGCATATACGTTTATGAAGGGTGAGCAGGATGTGATGCAGCTATATGCAACCAGATATCAAGAAGCATTGAAAGAGCTTAAAGAGCTGGGAGAGGGTTACGATACGACAGATAACTACAGGTCTGGCTCAGTGAGACAGGTTAGGCAGTAGTGTCATTTTCGTCTTTTGAAGTTGGCGCAGTTAACGTCACAACAACACAAAATATAGGACACGACCCAGAGTTTTGGGCAGAGCAAGCTACGAAAAGAATAGTAAGCATAGGTGGCAATTGCCATCCTGTTATTGCACAGCAAGCAGAGGCATTTAAAGATGCTGTTCTGGAACAGATTTCATATTACATGAAAGAGGCAATCAAGAGTGACCGTACAACCTTGATAGCGGAGTTAGAGAAACAAGGCCAACAAGAGATGGCTAATATTATAAGGAGACTATAGTGGCTATATCGACAGCTATGTGTACCTCGTTTAAGCAGGAAATACTTGTTGGAACTCACAACTTTACTGCTACCACGGGCAACACTTTTAAACTTGCGTTATTTACAAGCAGCGCAACCCTGGGGGCAAGCACTACAGCATTTGCTACAACAAACGAAGTTAGCGGCACAGGTTATTCTAGTGGCGGATCAAACTTAACCTCAGTAACTCCCACGACATCTGGAACCACTGCTCTGTGTGACTTTGACGATCTTACGTTCTCCAGCGCAACAATCACGGCGAATGGAGCACTAATCTATAATAGCAGTGCTTCTAACAAGGCAGTGTGTGCGTTGGCTTTTGGTGGAGATAAAACCAGCACCGCTGGAGACTTTACGGTTCAGTTCCCAACAGCAGATGCTTCTAACGCTATTATAAGGATTGCCTAGTATGCCAGCAGCTAAAAAGCCAGTTAAGCGGGTTGTTAAAAGAGTTGTAAAAAAGCCTGTTGTTATGAAAAGTGGCGGCAAGACCAAGTCTAAGTCTCGTGTAAATGAAGCTGGCAATTACACTAAGCCT